CGGGAACGTAGCGCCCACCACATTTTCCAGATAGCGAATCTGAATAACTGCAATCTTGCGCTCTGGTGGCTGTACCGCTCGGACTTAAAGTGGTATTGCTGGTTCCGCCAACAACCTTATTGGAAACCGCCCATGCAAAGCCGTTGACCGCATACGCGGCAACCTGATTTTTGTCATTGAACGGAGAGAGGGCAGAGGTGTCTGCTTCGGGATGCCCCGCCACATTGTAAAGAATTGCAACCATCTGTTCACGGGTCACAGGAACATCCAAATTCAAGCCGGATTTCTCCAAACCGTCCAGATAGCCGTTTTTCAGGGCGGCATACCAGTTGCCGCTATACCACTTGCCGCTGCATCCCGCCTGCTCCAAAACAGCCGCATCGGTCTCAATGTCACTCGGGCAGAAGTAGCGGGTCAGCATGGCAAGAAGCTGTCCCCCGGTCACGGTGCCTGTAGGACTGTATTTGCCGTTTCCAATACCGCCTACCATCTTTGCCCCGGCTGCTTTCTCGATTGCCGTATAAGCCCAATGGCTGGCGGGCACATCACTGAATGTAGGGGCTGCAGCAAAGGCGGGTACTGTCATAGTCGCGCTCAATGCTGCCGCGATGACTGCGGACAAGATTCTTTTCTTCTGCATATTCTCTCTTTACCTCCGACACAATGATTGTATATAGGGCAGTACAGATATGTAATTGTATTTTACTCTGGTTTTCAAATATTTTCAATATCCGAAAGCAAAAGGTCATCCCTCGGCGGGATGACCTTTTGCGTCAAATGGTATCTTCCAGATAAAAGACAAATCCGAACCCATCCCTGATTAGGAACAAGTTCGGATTTTGTCGTTTTGGTGGAGCCATGCACGCTATATCCGAACACGAAAGCGTGGCTGTATTTTGCCCGGAGATATTGAAAGTAAAGACGATTCTTCGTCCTTTCTCTCCATCGTCATAAACATACACTGAGTTCACCAGAGTATCTATGACTCTGCGCTGATACTCAATATTATCTATATCGCCACTTTTGAACGAGTAGAGCCAATACATTATACGCTCTTTCGTCAGGAGTGGCTTTTTCATTTCCTCACGAGCAATTTTTCCTTCTATTTCATTCTTTTCAGACTCAAGCTCATCCATTCGTTCTTTGGTAGAAGCAGTGATTATACCCTGTTCGATAGCGGTCATAAGATTTTTGATCTTTTTCTTAATGTCTTTTAATTCACTTTGAAGTCCATCGAGATATGAAGTGTCTGCTGATTCCTTTTCGATAATTTCCATGGCTTTGGCGGCAATGCGTTCGATATTTTCATCGGTCAACACATTTTGTACGGTAAAGCGTACCACCAATTCTTCTATCCAGGCTTTTTTCTCCACGGCTTTTTTACATTTGCGCTTCCGTTTGCGATCAATACACTTGTAGTAGTGATGAAGTTTACCGGACTTTGAAGTACCGCTCTCTCCGACCATTGACGAGCCGCAATGACCGCAAAACAGCTTTGTTGTAAGAAGGTAATCGTCCTTGGCTTTGTTTCTTGCACGAGCGGAATAATTATGCCTAAGGGTAGCTTGAACTTTATCAAATAGCTCCCGGCTTATAATCGGCGGCACACCGTCTTCCACAATGACATCGGCAAAGCGATACACGCCTATATACCTATCATTCTTCAACATTGTTCTGAGACTGTTTTTGTTGAAGGTGTTTCCTCGTGATGTTTTATACCCTCTCCTGTTGCACTCATTGATGATCTGAGTTGCCGACATACCATCGGCGTACATTTGGAAAATCTCTTGAACTATTTTTGCTCCAACAGGGTCAATTTGATATTTCCTATCTTCCCCTACAGTGTAACCCAATGGCATACCAGCTCCACCATTGGCAAGGCACTGTAGGGCATTTTCTTTCATGCCCCTTTTGATGTTGCGAGACAAGTTTTCCGAATAGTATTCGGCATATCCTTCCAATACAGACTCAAGGATAATTCCCTCCGGTGTGTCGGGCATGGGTTGTTTGGCATAGTAGACTTTCACGCCATTCTTTTTCAGTTTCGCCTTGTAAATCGCCGAATCATATCTGTTTCTGGCAAAACGGTCAAGCGTGTACATAATAACCGCTTCAAACTGTCCCTTTTCGCTGTCCTTTATGAGTCGCTGAAAATTCGGACGGTTATCTGTCTTCCCTGAGATCGCTCTATCACAATACTCACCAATGATTGTCATTCCGTTTTTGAGAGCAAAGTCGTGACACTCCCGAAGCTGTCCCTCTATAGATTCCTCTCGTTGATTATGGCTTGAATATCTGGCATAGATTACCGCTTTCGTAGTATCACCTCCAACGCCCTCTTACGCCTGAGAAGCTCGATAGGAATTATCTTCGCTGACCTCAGTATATTCTTTATCCCCCTCTAATTCTTCCCGGTTTTCAAATTCATAGACCATAGCCATGAACTCATGTTTTGTCCGTCTCGACAGTGAACGATAAACCCTGAGAATATCAGCTTCGTCCTCGTTTTGCGGTTCCGTCTGTTGGACGAGGTCTTCTTCGTCCATGAAAAAGTCGATTACGGAACAATTCAACAGTTTTGCCATCTTTACCATTTCATCTTCTTTGGGGAGAGAACCTTTGTTGATCGAGCTGGTAAACGAAGAAGAACCCTTCACCTGTTTAACGATTGATGTCAGATTAGTACCACGTTCAAGACAAATACGATTGATGTTATCTTTGAAAGACATTGCTATTCTCCTTACATAAATTTTAATTCGTGTTTTACAAATTTCCCTATTGACAATTCGTGAAAGAAGAACTATAATAAGACCAAGAAGTTCGGGAAACACGAATTGGCAATAAGAAACCGACCCCCTTGAAACTGCCAATTTCGAGGAGGAACGAGGATTGTGTAGTCCTATAAGAATAATAACATCAATTCGCTTTGTTGTCAATATAATTCCTGATTTCAGAACTACAAAAGGAGGTATAAGAATGAGTCATATTCAAGAACGGATGAAGACGCTTGGCATTAAGCAGGTCGATTTGATTCTTGAACTGCGTAAGCGAGGTATCGTAGTTCAGCCGCCCGAAATGTCGAGCATTATCCGGGGTGTTTACACCTATCCGAAAGCGAAAATGGTTCTCGATGAATGTGACAAAATCCTCACTGAGCGTGAATCTCACTGATTCGCAGATAACCGACCTCGCACGACCTTTGATGGGTATTTTGCAGAAGTTCTACGAAGACCCGAAACATGAGGAGGATTTTCAAAAATGGCTACGCAATGTAGAGAAAGCAAAAAGAAACCAAAATGCAATTACACAAGGCTGTACACAGCTTTCCTCGTAATTGCTCTCTTGGGAGGATTGATTGGTTATACCATCGGAGCGGTTTACACTCCGCAAAAGACGGTGACAGTTACGGAGACCATAGAAGTTCCCGTACATGAGTCCAAAAATCTACCGCAGGACACAGAGGTATTTTTGTTCGACATTCCTCTGTCGGATTCATTACAGAGATACATCTACGAAATCTGTGCTGACGAAGGTGTACCCGTAACATTGGCTCTTGCCGTGATCGAACATGAAAGTGGGTTCAACCCGGAAGCAGTAAGCTCTACTGACGATTACGGTCTCATGCAGATCAACGCTGTAAACCATGGGTGGCTTGAAGAAAAGTACAGAACCGCTGATTTCTTGAACCCATATCAAAATGTGTTTTGCGGTATCACCATTATCGGCGGTTACATCGAAAAATATGGTGATTTTAACAAAGCTCTTATGGCTTACAACATGGGAGATTACGGTGCACAAAAAGCATGGGAAAACGGGGTAACCGATACCGATTATTCGACATCAATTCTAAATCTCATGCAAAAGTATGAGGAGGAAAGACATGACGAATAAAAAACTTGGTAACGATTTCGAGTCTGATTTCTGTGAAATCCTCTATAAGGAAGGGTTCTGGTGTCACAATCTTGCTCAGAATCAGGCAGGACAACCGGCAGATGTAATCGCTGTCAGAAACGGTAAATCCTACCTTATTGACTGCAAAGTGTGTTCGAGAGCAAGATTCCCGTTTTCCAGAATTGAGGACAATCAGCACATGGCAATGGAAGCATGGCTAAAAAGCGGAAATGGGCATGGATGGTTTGCTCTCTTATGTTCTGGTCATGTTTTCATGCTGGATTATGAAACGCTGAAACGCCTGTCCAAGAGTCAATCGAGTATCACTTACGCAGAAATGTGCTTCTATGGCTGTGCTTTAGAGAGTTGGGTGACATTGGCATGATAATCACTGTTTCCAACACACTTACAATCGAAAATCCAACGGCTGAAACGCAGATGTGGTGTAAGAAACATCTGACTCTTGCGAACCCTAACTATACGAAAAAGGCTCGTATGAACCTGTGGCTTGGAAATACGCCGAAGACATTGAGCCTTTATGAACAGCGAGGAAATGCCCTCGTTCTTCCGTTCGGGACGCTGAGGACACTGCCCGATTCCGTGAAAAAGAACGCTGTGTTTATAGGCGATTTTCGAGCCGCTGAGGAGGTTTCTTACGGAGGGGTAGATATTCCCCTCTATGACTACCAAAAGACCGCTGTGGACGCTGTGGCGGCTGGACAGTACGGTATTCTGCAAAGCCCAGCAGGTAGCGGTAAAACGCAGATGGGAATTTCCCTTGTGAAGCGGTTCGGGAAGAAAGCCCTCTGGCTCACTCACACGCTGGACTTGCTCAGGCAGAGCAAAGAACGAGCCGAGCGGTACATGGACAAGCGTATGATTGGCACGATTACTGAGGGCAAGGTCAATATTGGAAGCGGAATTACTTTCGCCACCATTCAGACCATGTGCAAGCTCGATCTCTCACAGTATAAAAATATGTGGGACACCATCATCGTGGACGAGTGCCACCGTTGTTCCGGGACACCGACTGCTATGACGCAGTTTTACAAGGTGCTGAACAGTCTGGCGGCTCGACACAAGATAGGATTATCCGCAACGGTACATCGGTCAGACGGTATGATCGAAGCCACTTACGCCCTCCTCGGTCATGTAGTCTACACTGTTCCTGACGAAGCGGTGGGAGACAAAATTATGAAGGTTGGTATTCTTCCTGTATCGACAGGGGTGGAGATCAGCAGAGAATGTTTGAACACAGATGGAACATTGAACTACTCAAAGCTGATTACTTATCTCACCGAACAGTTATGTCGGGAAGAAATAATTGTCAACACCATCAAGCTCAACGATGGGAAAAGCTGTTTGATTCTGTCCGACAGGCTCAGTCACTTGGAACACCTTATGAGCTGGCTCCCAGCTCACATGAAACGGGACGCTGTGATGGTCAGCGGGAAAATGACTACGAAAAAAGGTAAGACAGAGCGAGAAAAGGCTATTGAGGATATGCGAACTGGAAAGAAGAAATATCTGTTTGCCACTTACTCTCTCGCCAAGGAAGGTCTTGACATTCCCTGTTTGGAGCGGCTATTCCTCACTACCCCTCAGAAAGACTACGCAGTGGTGACGCAGAGCATTGGAAGAATTGCTCGTGTCTGTGAGGGCAAGTCAGACCCTATTGCCTATGACTTCGTGGACAATATCGGTTATCTGGTGAAGTCCTATAAAAAGCGTTGTACAACCTATCGTAAGAACGGTTGCTATTTTGTGGAGCAGGAGGTGAAAGCGTGAGATTGATTGTTTACGATGTCGAGGTCTTTTGTGAGGACTGGCTGGTTATTTTCAAGGACATGGAGACCGGGAAATACACCGCAATCCACAATGACAATGAGGAACTGAAACAGTGTCTTTCCGAGGATTCCGTGTATATCGGGTTTAACAGCAAGCACTACGATCAGTTCATTATAAAAGCTATCTGTTGCGGGTTCATTCCACAGGAAGTGAAAGCTCTTAACGATTATCTTATCGGAGGCGGTCAGGGTTGGGAATACCCGACTTTGAGAGATTTCTACTTCCGTTTCAACAATGTGGACATCAAAGACGATATGCAGATGGGCTTGTCTCTTAAAGCAATCGAGGGTCATTTGGGTGTTTCTGTTGAGGAATCTACAATCCCCTTTGATATTGACCGTGCTCTTACTGAGGAAGAGCTGAAAGAGACCGTCAAGTACTGTATGCACGATGTTGACACTACAGAGAAACTGGTGGAGCTTCGTAAAGATTACCTAAAAAACAAGGTTCATATCGGAAAACTGGCAGGATTGGACGATGTGAAAGCCATGGGTATGACAAACGCCAAGCTGACTGCGGCAATGCTGAAAGCGACCAAAAAGCCGCACGATGATGAACGCAAGTATGTGTACCCTTCTCACCTCAAACGAGAGTATATCCCGCAGGAGATTTTCGATTTCTTTGACAAAATGTATGACCCGGCGATCTCTGACTCCGAGTTGTTCAGCGAAAAACAATCCTTTTCAATCGGAGAATGTCCCGGCATTGTTGGGTACGGCGGTATTCATGCGGCAATCCCAAATTATTCATTTGAAGAAACAGAAGACCGGGTTATTCGCAATAAAGATGTGGCGAGTTATTATCCACACCTTATGACCTTGTGCGGGTACACCTCTCGCAACATTCCTTCGGCGCAGGTCTTTGAAGATGTGCTGGAAACCAGAATGAAGGCTAAAGCCAGCGGCGATAAAGCTACTGCCAATGCTCTGAAACTCGTTGTGAACACGACCTACGGCGCATTGCTCAACAAGTACAATGACCTCTTTGACCCGCTTATGGGACGCTCCGTGTGTATCACAGGGCAGTTGTTCCTTCTTGAGTTGGCTGAACACCTCTATACTGACATTCCGGGGTTGAAGATCGTACAGCTCAACACGGACGGTATTATGGTCGAGTGTGATCGGAAAGACCTTCCGAAGTTGGACGAGATATGTGACGAATGGCAACATCGGACGGGATTCGGGTTGGAGGAGGACTCTGTTGCGAAGATTGTGCAGAAAGATGTAAACAACTACATTGAGGTGCAACCGAGCGGAGAGGTCAAGAAAAAAGGCGGGTATCTCGTCAAAGGCATTTCCAGCGCAGGAGCGTGGAAGATCAACAATTCTTGCTGTATCGTGGCAACGGCTCTTGAGGAATATTTTGTTCACGGTACACCTGTAGAGGACACAATCAACGGCTGTGACGATATTTTCCAGTTCCAAATCATTGCCAAAGCCGGTATCAAATATCGTGAAGCATATCACCTTGTCGATGGTGAGCAAGTCCCAGTACAACGGGTGAATCGTGTGTATGCAACTGCGGACGAGCGGTACGGAAAGTTGTTTAAGGTGAAAGCCGAGAATGATTCTACCGCCAAAATCGAAATGCTCCCGGAGCATTGTATCATCGACAATGATAATCACCTTACCATTACCGATGTGGACAAGAGCTTCTACATCGACATGGCGAAAAAGAGAGTTAATGACTTTTTGGGCATAAAGCCCGAAAAGAAGAAAACAACAAGGAGGACTAAAACAATGGCAACGACCACCAAAACCGAAAACGTGTATCAGAAGCTCATTAAGGCGAGGGAGCAGTTTCTTAACGCCGATGTACAGAAGACAGGCAAAAATATGCACCTGTCATTCAAGTACTTCGAGCTTGACGATATTGTCCCCGCCGCAATTCGCATTTTCTCAGCAGTAGGACTTGTCCCGGTTGTGAACTTCACTGCTGACACCGCCACCATGACGATTGTGAACACCGACAACCCGGAGGACACTGTGGCGTTTGTAGCTCCCTTCAATCAGATTGCCCCCATTGTGAGCAACATCGGCAAACAGGCTACTAACGAAATGCAAGCTCTTGGCTCGTCTATCACATATATGCGCCGTTACCTTTACATGATGGCTCTGGACATTTGTGAAAGCGATTCTATTGACGCAAACGCCGGTAAGCCTGTAACTGCTCCCGCTCCTGCGGAGACTGCGCCTAAGGCACCCGCCACTCCCCAACAGCGGCAGGAGGTCAAAGAGGAACTGACTGCACCGGCTGACAACGCCACCACATTACAGATTAAGGGTCTCAAGAGTGTACTCAAGAAGCTCAAGGACGCTGACCCCTCCAAGGAAGAAATGATTGCTCAGATTGCGGTGCAGACCAAGGGCTTCACTGAAATCAGCAAGTCCGACTGTGAGACCCTTATTACCAAGATCACCGCCATGCTGGAAGGGAGTGCTGAGTAATGAAGTGGCTTGACTCCAATCAGATTCAGATTTCTCCTCCCAAGCGTACCAAAAAGGTGACCGGCACCCGGTTCGCTACCATTCTTGGTCTGAATCCTTGGTCTACCCCGTTTGAAATGTGGTGTGCCATTACCAAGACCTACGAAAAGCCTTTTGAAGATACGATTTACACTGTTGCCGGTAAGACCATCGAACCGAAACAGGCTGAGTATATGAAGAAGTCTTACGGCATGGATTTGATTACTCCTGCTGATCGTTACGGCGAAGACTACTTCAACAAAACGTGGGGTGACTTCTTCCCGGAAAACCCCATTCTCGGCGGTATGTGGGACTACCTCGGAGTTGACGAAAACGGTACTGTGGACACCGTACTCGAAATGAAGACCACCAAGCGTATCGAGGACTGGCTGAATGACGCTCCCGAATACTACGCTTTACAGGCGGCTCTCTACGCCTACCTGCTTGGTGTGGACAATGTTATCATGGTGGCTTCTTTCCTTGAGGAGAAAGATTATACCGACCCTTCCAAGTATGTCCCCAACATCAAGAACACCATCACGGTGGAGTTCAAGGTTTCTGAGCGTTACCCCGATTTCGAGCGCATGGTCAGAGAAGTTGAGTCTTGGTGGGGCGAGTATGTGGACGGTGGTATTTCTCCGGTCTATGACGAGAAGAAGGACGGTGAGATTCTGGCGGCTTTGCGTACCCATAACCTCACTCCTGATACCGACATTAACGCTCTTGTCAAGGAAGCCGAAGCTCTAAAGACCGAGGTGGATAAAGCCACCACCGCCATTGCGGATAAAGAAAAGCGGCTGAAAGAGATCAACGACATCATCAAGGAACTCGCTATGAAGCAGTTCCGGGACGGTGACAAAAAAGTAGAGATCAAAGGTTCTACCTACACTTGGACAGTTTCTCGCTCTGAGACTACCACCATTGACAAAAAAGCATTGGAAGCTGACGGTCTGCTCGAAAAATACCAGAAACGGTCTGAGCAGTATCGCATGACTGTGAAATAAGGAGGATTACCATGAAATTTCAGAAATTTGTAAAAGCTATTGGCTCTGACGGTATCGTTTACAACCGTAAGAATGGTGAACGCTGGCTTGCTTCCGAGCGGGTGTTTATGAAAATCCCGGAAGACATTCACAGTGTTACTTGCGCTGACATTACCGATATGCCTGAGTTTGCGGAGAACATCATCAACTACGACAGTTTCACCGACCCCTGTGAACTTTATGCGGCTGTCATGCCCTACCCCGATGGCGTTATTAAGGACTGCGTGCGGATTTACGCTACCGAAGGAAAACAGAACAGGGTTGCTGTTGACAACAGTTCTTACGCTCTCATTGAACGGAAAGACATTGTGGAAATGTTCGTAAAATACAACGCCGAGGAAGAAATCAGCGAGGGAAAAGCTCTGGTTATCAAGCGTCCCAAGCAGTTCTCCTCTGAGGAAGAAGTTATTGGTCTGATTTTCCCGACTGACTACGAGGAGTAAGGAGGACACAATGTATATCAATCCGTTTGTTGCTGGCGTAATCACTACCATTCTTGTGGAATTGGTGTTGATCGTTGGTTACGCCATGTATGTGAGTTCTAAGAAGAAATAAGGAGGTAACTGACAATGGCAAGAATCCCTATGACGAGTGGCTTCACTCTCATTCCCGAAGGAACTTATGTGTTCCGTGTGTATGACGCTACCTATGACGAGGAGTTTGGAAAGATCGAGGTAAAGCTGGTAAATGCACAAGGCATGACGCATACCGAGCGTTTCTCCATCAAGGACAACAATGACGAGCTGAACGAAAAGGCTTTGAACGCTTTTTCCTACTTCGCCAAGACCGTAATGGGTGACTACACCTTGGAGGACATCGACCCTTCCGAGCTGATTGACCATTTCATCTGTGCCGAAGTTGTCCACACCAAGCTCCCTTCCAACAAAGACCCGAACAAAACGGTCACATTTGCGAACCTCGGCGATAAGTCCCCGGCTGAGTACTTCGACACTGAGCCTGTAGCTCGTGCTCTGACCCTCGGTAAAGGCAATAATGCCACTGCCGCTCCGAAAAGCACGGCACCTTCCTCCGCTCCCGCCGCTTCGGCTTCTGCGGCACAACCGGCGAAGGGACTTGACCTTGACGCTCTGCTTGGCAATCTGTAATGGGCATAAAGTGTTGCAAGAATTGTGTAGCACCTAAACGCCATATCGGTTGTCACGCCACTCGTGCCGAGTATTTATCCGAAAAGAAAGAACACGATGAACTTCGGGATAAGGAGCGCAAGTGGCGTGAAGCCGAAAATGGTATATATGACCAGAGAGCGAGAGGTGTTTACAAGGCTTTGCATAACAGGAGGAAATGAAATGGAGATTGCAAAAGACGATAAAGGAAAGGCTAAACTCTCGCTTGTCCCTGTTCAAATCATTCGTGACATAGCGGTTGTTCGGGAATACGGCACTGAGAAGTACCATGACCCGGAGAATTGGAGAAAAGTGGAATTGGAGCGATACATTGACGCTTTCTATAGACACTGGCTTTCGTTCATTGAGGACAATCACTCGAAGGACGCTGAGAGCGGCATTGAACATTACAAGCACATGGCTTGTAATATGGCTTTTATCTGTGAGCTGATGAAGGAGGAAAACCAATGACAGAGCTTGAAAGAATACACTTGTTTGAAGCCGCAGGAATTGACAAAATCATTTCCGATGATTTCAAGAATTATCTGGTGACATACGGTTTCTTCTGTGCACCTGCAAGCACAAAGTTCCATGGGGCATACGAAGGGGGTTTGTTCGATCACTCTCTTATGGTGATGAACACCCTCGTAGATTTATCTGCTAAAAACGGTCTGAAATGGCAGAGAGCGGAAAGTCCGTTCATCGTGGGTATGTTTCACGATCTATGCAAAATCGACCAGTACCGGCACCCGATTACGGCGAAGATTTACGATGGGGATAAAGAATGTCCGGTGTATGACGAGGGAGCATGGGAATACAACCCTGACACTTTCGTAAAAGGACACGGTAATAAGTCTGTCATACTTCTCTCTCAGCACTTAACGCTGACCGAGGAGGAGGTCATGTGTATTCTCTACCACATGGGAGCTTTCACTGAGAAAGAACATTGGGGAGAGTTCACCAATGCCGTAAACCGCTTTCCGAATGTGCTCTGGACACACCATGCTGACATGATTGCTTCTCAGGTTGTAGGTGTTTGATATGCCGGTTTTCAAAAGAAACAGGGGTCATATCTTTGGTGTACAGTTCAGTGCAAAGGAGCAAAAAGCTATAGACGCTGAGATTCTTCGCCAATGCGCTGAGTTCGATAAGAAGAACGAGCATGAACTGGACGCTCTGATTCTATGGGTACTCCATGAGAAATTTGGGTTCGGAAAGAAACGGCTTCGGAGGTTCTATGACAGCTTCGCCGCCGAACTGGACGAGCTTGCGAAGCGGTATGAGCTGGGTGACGAAGACAGGGCTTGGCTCTGCACATACAAACTGAAACAATGCGGTATTGATATTGCCGCATGGAATGAGGAGGACAAAAATGAATTATAAGCTGAAAAACACGAACGGTAAGGTTACCTTTCTGCTTCGTAGCGGAAAAGATTTGGTGAAAAACCAGATGGCGGTTGCGTCTGCTCAGCACATTATTGACAACGGCAAGATGTTGAAGTCTGATGTCAAGGGCTACCCTATCAACATCGACAACAAGTGGTATTTCGATGGCGAAGTTTCCAAACGGGTTGTTTCTGCCAAGAACGAGAGCAAAGCGGAGGGTGAAGAATGAGAACCTTTTATTCCGAATATGTCCAGCACTGCATGAGGTTCTATGCGAGACACCCTCGCCCTAAGTTCCACTCTGACGCTGATAAACAGAATTGGAACGCTTGCGACAGTGCCATGAAGGGGTTTACCCCTTCCGAAGTGGACATTCTTATGACCGTATATCGTGAGGGCGATACAATTCCAGACAACATCTACAAGGTTTCCGTTGATCGCAATATCAAGCAGGACGTTGTGTGGAAGCTCGTCAATGAACTGGAACGCAAGGTTGCGAAAAGGAGGAACCTGATTTGACACGCTACGAAAACATACCCGAAGAACTGAAACGGTTGAATCAGTGGGTCTGTACTCGTAGTGACAGCAAGGTTCCCATGAAAGCATTTCCAGACGAGAATCCTTGCGCTTCCTCTACTAATCCTGAAACATGGTCTTCCTTCGACATGGCTTTCAAGGCTGTGTCGGAGGGACACTATGATTACTGTGGTTTCGTTTTCAATGATAACGGCTATGTCGGGATTGACATTGACGATGGCTACGATCAGGACGGGTTTCTTTCCCCACTGGCGGCTGAAATCATTGGTCTGTGTGAGAGCTATACTGAAAAATCCAAGAGCGGCAAAGGCTTTCATATCCTACTCCGGGGCACCCTACCCTTCAAAGGAAAGAACAATCTGGCAGGTGTGGAGATTTACAAGGCGGCTCGGTACTTTATTATGACGGGAGACACGCTCTTGTATGACACCATCGAAGAAGATCAGGAAGCGATTGATTATGTGGTGGAGAAATTCTTCCCGGAGACCAGAGACAGCAAAGAGGGCGAACGATACGGCGGCAGGATTTACTCTCCAATATGGAGCTTGCCTGAGAACAACCGCATAAAACTTCGCCCAGTCTACCCTCGGATTCCTGATGGAAGTCGAAATATTTGTCTCACCTCTCTCGCCGGTATGCTCCACAATCAGGGCTACAGCAAACAACAGATTTATGACGAGCTGTTGTACGCTAATATGGTAGCTTGTGACCCTCCTCTTGACCGAAACGAGATTCGCACGATTTGTAATAGTGTAACTCGGTACAAGAGATAAGATATGACACGAAAAAGATAAAGAATACTCACAAAAGTGTTGACTTTCAATCTTTTTCGTGTTATTATCTAATTACATCAAGACAATAATTTGTCCGATATGGATTAAGGAGGTACTTACCATGATTCGAGATTACTTTCGTGGAGACATTTTCTTCATCACAGAAGGTGCATACACCGGTTCGGAACAAAACGCTAGGAGACCCGGTATCATTGTGTCGAACGACATCGGCAACAAACATTCTCCCAATGTGGAGGTGGTGTTCCTCACCTCACGGGAGAAGAAGCCCATGCCCACCCATGTGGATGTGATGTGCAAAGTCCCGTCTACGGCTCTCTGCGAGAACATTCAGACAGTATCGAAAGAGCGGCTTGATAGTTTCATTCGTTCTTGCACTACCAGCGAAATGAAAAGTATCGACAACGCTCTGCTGTGTTCTCTCGGTCTTCACGCACCTGCGGCTGTCGGGGGGGGGGACTCAAGAATCTGTGTCTGCTCCTGCGGAAGTTTCTAAGACCGAAATCGAGCGCAATTTGTATAAGACCCTGTACGAACAGCTTTTAGACCGGGTTATCATCGACAAGAAGTGAGGAGGATTCCTATGTTAGTCACACTTATTCAGGCAACGCCTGACCCCATCAACACTATTGCGAAGATCGCAAGTATCTGCTATGACAGCGACCCCAAGAATCCGCTTGGACTGGTGAAACACCTGTACCGCAACGGACATCACAGTGTTTTCGAGCACATTTACTTCACCTTCAAAATCGAAGGTATCTCTCGTGCCTGTTCTCACCAGCTTGTTCGGCACCGGCACTGTAGCTTTACCCAGAGGTCTCAGCGGTACTGCTCCGAGGACGGTTTCGATTTTGTGACTCCTCCTTCCATCGACCCTAAGGCTTTTGCAAAAGACATGGAAGACTTTAAGGACTTGTATGAGGACTATCAGCGAAGCGGAGTTTCCAACGAAGACGCACGATTTGTTCTCCCTAACGCCTGTGAGACCTCTCTCTATCTGTCCTGCAATCTTCGGGAGCTGATTCACATGAGCAACGAGCGGCTGTGCATGAGAGCACAATGGGAAATCCGGGAGCTGGTACAGCAGATGGTGTACCTCGTCCCGGCTGACCTTTGGTTCATGCTTGTGCCTAAGTGCAAGAGCGGACGTATTATCTGCAACGAACCCTGCGGAAAGTAATTTGAGACGAATGGAGGTGTTCTAAATGATTGAAAACGTAATCAGAATCAATCGTGCTGAGTTTGACAGACTTGCCCTGCTCACTGAAAAGAAGGGGTATTTGGCGGCGAGTTTCAACATTGCGACTCAAGACAAATTCCCTTTGCACAAAATTCATTATGTTTTCGAGAACATCAATCCCGGCGAGACATACGAGATTGACACCATCATTGAAGCACACCTCGGCTGTCATGTTTTCAAATGCACCGTCTTTTACCGTCACAGGTGCGTAGGTGTCGTAAGCTGTACAATGAAGGACTTCAACCCCATTTCCTTCGATTGGGCTACTTCTTATAAGGTCAAAGCTCTCCAACGAGGTAAGGAACAGTGGCTCAAAGAAGTCGCACTTATGACGGTCACGGTAAGCATGACGGTTGCCTACTCCATTCTGTATGCTGACCGAGTATTCGTGGAAAGCTCCGGGAAGCACAGACTAAACGTGGAAAGCAACTCTGATTCAGACGAATTGATTTACAGAAAGCTCAAGGCTTATATCTCCTGCGAACACGCTCCTGCTACACCTACTGGTAAAGGTGCGAAACCTCAACACGAGTTCGATGTTCGAGGTCACATGAGACACTATAAGTCCGGCAAGGTCGTGTACATTCGTCCCTATACCAAGTGCAAAGGACGTGGCACGAAGATTATCCACGAATACATCACAGGAGGTAATACCGATGAATGAAGATAAATTGCTCTGCCCTCTGTTCGTAGCTTCTCCGGCATTTGAAACCATTATCGGTTGCGAGTGCCGCAAAGAAAACTGTGCGTGGTGGGTAGAAGATAAGCAAAAATGCGCCATTGCGGTAGGAGGTGAACGCAATCGTGGTAAGTGATCGAGAACTTTTTGAGCTTCGTAACGGCAGAGTCATTATGGACGAGGACTTGTCCGAAAAAATGTATATCATCAAGTCCTACCACCCGGAGAAAGCGGACGAAACTTCCTCCGGTTTTGAGTGGTCGGAAATGGGTATGGCAAATCTGTTTGGTATGCTGTATAACCGGGAAGCTCGCTACTGCACCGAGCATAAGAGCTGGTACACCTACTTCGAGGGTGCATGGCGCAAGGACGAGGGCGCAATCCTCGTCTCGGAGAAAATCAAAGACTTCGTGCGGTTGATGATTCTCTACTGCGGGGAAATCGTGGACGATGAAACCCGTAAGTCCTACACCTCCTTCGTGAACAAGATGGGTGATCGGCGCATGAGAGACAGAATCCTCAAGGACGCAACGGGTGAGCTTCGTATCTCTGCAACAGAGTTTGACGCTGACCCCTATCTCATAAACTGTCTGAATGGCACCTATTCTCTCAGGGACTTTTCTTTCCGGGAAGCCAAATGGGACGATTTTCTCACAATGCAGACCAATTTCCGTCACACAGTCCGCAGAGACATCAAGTGTGAGCGTTGGGAAAAGTTCATTGACGAAGTTACGCAAGGTGACAAGGAAAAGGCTGACTTCCTGCAACGCTCTCTCGGCTATTCCATTCTCGGTATGAGCAATGAGGAGTGTATGTTCATTCTACATGGCAAAACGACCCGCAACGGAAAATCCACCCTACTCAATACGATTGAAACCATGCTGGGCGATTATGCCAAGGTTGCCCCTGTTGGTATGATCTGCCGGGGAGATCGACAGAAGGACGCAGAAGCGGCTTCCCCGACTCTTGCAGGTCTCAAGGGCAAGCGATTTGTCACCATGTCAGAGAGCAACGAATACGGCAAACTGGACGAGGAGAAGATCAAACAGTTCACAGGCGGTGAGGAAATCTCAGCTCGTGCTTTGTACCAGTCGGCTATCACCTACAAGCCGCAATTTACTCTCTGGCTGTCCTGTAATGACCTCCCTATGGTTACAGACAAGAGCCTGTTCGCTTCCGAGCGTATCAAGGTGATTGAGTTCAACCGGCATTTCTCTCCCGCCGAGCAGGATACGCACCTCAAAGACGAGCTGACTTCTCAGGAAGCCATGAGCGGCATTTTCATGTGGCTGGTGCGTGGGTACATCAAGTACAAAGAACATGGGCTTATCATGTCGGAGCCTTTAAGGTCTGTTGTAGCGAAATACGAGCGGGATAATGACCTTGTGCTCCAATTCCTCGAAAATCGCTGTGTGCGTGTTCCTGAGGACGAGAACAACCCGTTTGGAGAAAAGAACAAACGCACAACTATCCGGGCGAAAGACCTCTATCAGGCTTTCAAAATGTGGGCGAAATCCGAGGGTGCCTATGTACTCTCGGCAAGGAAATTCAACTCAGAGATGGAGCGTCACCCCGAATGGTTTGACCGCAAATCGACTTCCAGCGGTTTCGTGATCTATTGGGGGTTGAAGCTCAAGGAGATTGTGTGAAAGAGATCATTTCAGAACGGGAGGTGACGAGAAATGAGCGGAGGACATTTTAATTATATGGACAGCACTCTCAAGAATGAAATCTTCGGTTGGACTGACAGACCCACCAACGTCTTTGAGGACAGAGAGATTTCCGAGCTGGTGTGGGACGTGTTCAATCTCATTCACTCCTACGACTGGTACGCCAGCGGCGATACCTGTAAGGAGACCTATCTGAAAGACAAGGCAGAGTTCAAAAAGAAATGGTTTTCCAATCGTGGAGTAAGAGTCCGAGCCATTGTAGACGGTGCTCTCAGTGATGTTCGCCGGGAGCTGTATGAGACCTTCGGCTTTCCTTTGGAACCTGAGGAGGTGCCTAAGTGAACGAGCTTTTAGGGCTGATTGCAGACATCAATCCAACTGAAATTGCAAGCCATATTGCAGAAGGAAATCTTGCTGAATGGTGTGAGATTTGGCGGCAAGTTGCGACTGTTACGGCTGAAAACTTAAAACAATCCGAATAAGATTGAAAAACAATCTAAAATGACATTTGGAAAACAGTCTTTATAGGATTGCTACTTGTCTTTTCGTAGAGTTATAGATGAAGTAGTTAAAGTAGTTGAAATCTTGATTTTGCGTAAAAGTCCTCTATAAGGGGGTCTATATAGTAAAAGTTTACGCAAAAACCGATTTTTAACTACTTCAACTACGCAATAAGAATAATAAGAAAGAGGACTCTTTCGGCTCGAAAAGAGGACTCTCAGAGGAGGTAAAACGACTATGGCGGTGAAGAAAAACACTGGTGGTGTGGACAAGCCGCAGGTGATTAAGAAGAAGTCAAACGGTAACAACTCTCCTATGCTTGGTATGAACGCATACGACTTGGAGCCGGGTGATAATGCGAAATATCTACGAAACTCCATGCACCTGATGAATCTGCCTGAGATTGATCTGCATGACGTGGAACAGGTTACAAATCGGTTGAATGAGTATTTTGAGTTCATGGCTTCGAGTGATGTAAAGCCTACGGTGTCTGGTATGGCATTGGCATTGAACGGTATGAGCAGACAAAGTCTGTGGGCAATTACCCATGACGCACCATTGGGAGGGCGTGGAAACTATACTACGTTGCCGAAGGACGTGACCGACACTCTCAAAAAAGCGTACCGAATTATGGAGGTTTTGTGGGAGGACTACGTTCAAAACGGCAAGATCAATCCTGTTATGGGTATCTTCCTTGGTAAGAACAACTTTGGCTACAAGGACAAGACCGAATATGTGGTCACTCCCAATGTTCAGCAGGACAACGACTATGACCCCGACTCTATTAGAGAACGCTACCTTATCGACTCTAACAACTCCGGCTCTGATTCGGACAACGACTAACGACTATCGACTATCAACTCTCAAGCGACTATCGACTATGAGATAGCAAACACTTTGCGACTATGACCGCCCCTTTTCCGACTATGCCGGGCCTGGTGGCGGTCCTTTCGTTTATTGTTTAGTAAATCATGTGTGCAACTTTTTCTATATAGCCCCCTTATAAGGAGAGTTATACACAACATTTACTATTTAGTAAACGATTCAAATAGATATTTCTATATTATATGTGTTTTAAGCTGTCCAGGGCTGTCCAGGGCTGTCCAGGGCTGTCATACTTTATATATGTAAATAGTCAAAAGTAAATAGACGCTTGAAAACCTCTTGAAAATCACTAAAAATATTTTGCAAAAACCTATTGACAACTAATTATTTTTAGTGTATCATGAAGACACTAAAGAAATTTAGTACAAACAATCAAATATATTTAGCGGAGGTTTTCAGAATGAAGAAATATGAATTGATTCCCACAGACGGGAGAAAAAGTTTTTACGGAAAAGCGGTTGTGATCGTAGAGGACAACGGCACCGAAACGCTTTACAGTTACGGAACGCCCATTATTAAAAGGCTTGTTTCCGGTGAGCTTGTAAAGCTGTGGAGCGGGTGGAGTGCTACAACGGGTAGACACATTCAAGCCTTTTGCGGATTGAATAAAGCCGCATACATGAATTTATAAGAGGAGGGCGCAAAAATGAAATACAAAACCACAAGAAAAGCCGTTGTAAACGGTTCTGTAAATGTTCGTTCTACCGGGTATTGCGATCTTTCCTATTTACTTCGTAATCATTCCCCCATTGCTTATACCTGTGGTGTATATGGCTGGAATTTCGATGTTTTCGAGGTGTACGGCGTGACAATTTGCACCGGGTATAGAAATATGCCGGGAAAACGGCTTGACGGTGTAGCGGAATATGAGCAAAAAGCCCGTGAAATTTGGGGCAATTATTCCATGCCATACGAGGAACAAAAGGAAAAAACCGAAATTTTGTTGCAAGAATTTTGCAAGTTGAACGGCGGGAGGGTTTGAAAATGAGGGCTTATACATGGACGGAAAACGGCTTTACTTTTAAGCGCATAAACAAAACACAAGCACGGCGGGCATATAATAACGGGTTGCGTGTTGTGGTTTGTCCTGTTAATTTGCGTCCCGGTTACCCATGGCACCCGGAAATAATCGTTTCTGGAAAATCCGGGACAACATTTAATGAAATGTTGAACGCCTTTATTTATTACAATATCCGAGACAATGAAACGGGCAAATATCCCGCCTTTTATATCCCAGTTGAGACGGTGGACAGGTTCACGGGAGAAAAGCCCACGGCGGGAACGCTGGGAACGGTTGAACAATATGCCTATAGTTTTATGGAGGGTTAGAAAATGGGTGCAGTCAATTACTTTACAAGCGATTATATAACAATGGGGTATAATTGTAATACCGAATACGTCCCGGACGATTTTTGGAACGATGAAAACGAACAACGGGAATTTGAAATTTCCTTTTTGCATGATGAAGTAAAAGCGGAATTGGAAAAGCACAATTTCCATTATTACAATATCACAATCAAGCCGGGATATTATGAGGGATTCACGCTTGATATTGAAAACAATTACCCTGTTGCCCTTGACAGTTGGCAAGATCGGCGGGACGCAAACAAGGAAATAACCGAAATAAAGCAATTTCTAATTGCGTGCGCCGGTTTGGGTTTGGTTGAATGTTCGCCGGGGTGGTGTACCGGGTACAGTGATTATAACGGCACTATTACGGCAATTAAAGCCGCTGTAAAGGAAATGCGGGACGAATTACGCACAATTCCAACATGGACGCAATACAACTGGGCTTGTTAAAATAGGAGGGTTTGAAAATGACGAATTACAACGAAATTGCACAAAACAATCTTGATTCCTTAATGCGGGAAATTGCCGAATATACCCGTATGGCTGAGGAGGTAGCCGCCACGCTGGACAGTTTGAAAGATATTCTTAAAAAGCATATGGAGGAAAACGGGCTTGACAGTATCGCCGGGAGCGAACACAAGGCAAGTTATAAGGCGGTTACCAGTTCCCGAATTGATACAACGGCATTAAAGCGGGATTTGCCCGAAATTGCCGCAAAATACACCAAAACGACAAACACACGGCGTTTCTTGTTTGTATGATAGGAGGGTTAAACAAATGAAAAACGATCAAAATAGATTTTATTCTTTTCCACCTTGCAAGCAACAACGGGAGTTTGAAGACCTTGCAAAAGAGCTTGTAAACATTTTATCGGAATTGGACGAACAACGGCAAATAGAAATTTTTGAGTTTGCCCAATGCGTTTACACCGACAAGGAAAATAAATGGAAAAATTGGAGGGGTTGAAAATGTGGCTTGTGATTTTGGTTATTTTCCCCTTTATGCTGTTGGCTGAATTGTTAAAACAGAATCACTAATACATATACCCCGCCTATATTGGGCGGGGTTTTTCATGCCCTCTATAGGCGGTCTGTAAAGCCCTGTAGAGGGCTTTTATATTTGGGGTATTTCCTTTATACCCCTTTTGCTATATGGCGTTTATGGGGCTTGCGTGGGGCTTATATGAGGGCTTTATATAATGGGCTTGCGTGTTGTCCCTGTCCTCCATTGTGTGCGGCTTGCATTGCGTGTTGTGCTATCATGGTTCGGTAATGCTATTGACAGCGGGACAGGCAAGCCTGGAGCCGTGACAGGTTGCCCGGAGGGCATACCACCGGAGGGGGACGGCGGCGCGGCGCAAGCCCGGCAGGGAGTCGCTTGAGTAGCCGAAAAATTGAAAAAGGCTATAAATTTTATTAGTTACTAAAAATATCTATTGACAACTAAAGTTTTTTAGTGTACACTATACTCGGAGGTGGAAATATGAAAATCAACAAAGCCATTAGATTGATTATGAGACAAAAAGGAATTTCCCTCAGTGCTATGGGTAGCTCTCTGAGGAAAATCGACAGAACCACTGGTGAGGTTAAACCACTCATAGGCAACGATGTGAGTGCAAGACTGAATAACGACAACCTTTCCTTCGATAAGGCTCTTGAAATGCTGAATGTCTTAGGTTATGAGATTGTTGTTCAAGAAAAGAAACAGGGAGGTAGACGAGCAGACCAGCTTGTTATCAATCAACAGGACGATAAGATTGACTTGGACACTCTGTTATCTGACGATGAACCAAAAGTATCATCGAAGAAGACCGAAAAAATTAAGTTGACAAAGGGATAAAATAATGGAGTTTACTAAACCGTAAATGCAGTGTAGAACTTTTATCATAAGAACTATAATTATAGAGAGTTACACACACCGTTTATCAAACAGTAAACTATGAGGAGGTTTGAATATGACTGCTATTGAAGCAATTTGCTATATAATGGAAACCAATGGGGTTTCTCTTGCTGAGTTAAGCGAATACGCTGACCTCGGCTCTAAATCCAATGTACATCATTTGCTAAACCTACGAAAAGACCTCAAGGTTGGTACTTTTGTGAAAATGCTGGAAGCGTTGGGGTATCAGTTAGTTATTCAAAGCGAGGAAACCGAGGACGAAATTGTTATTGACTATGAGTAAGGAGGTGAAATCATGATTTACGGATATGCTCGTGTCTCCACCAAAGGGCAGGCTCGTGACGGAAACAGTCTCGAAGGTCAGACCAACTCTCTCACCGAAGCCGGAGCAGTGAAGATTTATTACGATTCTTTCACTGGCACAAAAATAGATCGCCCGGAGTTCGATAAACTCAAAGCGAAACTTCTCCCCGGTGATACTTTAATTGTAACAAAACTGGATAGATTTGCTCGTAGTGCTTCTCAAGGAAGTCAAATGATTGAAGCTCTTATCGCACAGGGGGTCACGGTGCATATTCTGAATCTTGGTGTTATGGATAACACTCCTACCGGGAAACTGATACGAAATATCATGTTCAGTTTTGCAGAATTTGAACGTGACATGATTGTTGAACGAACGCAAGAGGGTAAGGCAATCGCTCGTGATAAGGGTATTCGTGTTGACGGAAGACCCAAGAAAGACGTTCCCATCGACATTTTCCGAAAATTCCGAGAAAAACAAAAAGGCGGTGAAATGACGGTGGCAGAATGCTGTGCCGCACTGGATATTTCTCGTTCCACATGGTACAATCTATCCAATTCGTGTTGATTTTCTATCTGACTTGTGATATAATCAACACTATAACGAAGGAGGTTGCTTTTATGCTCAGAAATAATGTTGAAATTGACGTGAAAGTAAAGTGTCTCGAAGCAAAAGTGACACAGGAACAGCTTGCCGCTAAGATCGGCACAACAGGTCAGTATGTTAATCGTGTTATCAAGAAAAAGGACGGTTTTCTCAATAAGACTTTTGTTCAAATGATGGAAGCCCTCGGATATGATATTGAACTGACTTATGTGAAAAGGGAGACCATTCAATGAAAGGTCAGCAAGGATTTTTAGCGGGATTGCTATTTGTAATCTTGTTGGTAGCGATTGTATTTGTAATCGGCTCGTATTGGCTGATTGTGTTAGGGTTAGCACTGATCGTACTACTGGTCAGTTTTATTGCTAAGAAAATTATAAATCGAAAAAGGAGAAAGTGATTATGAAAAAATTATTTATCAGCTTATTGGGGATTGTGTTGTGCTTTGCGTTGGTAGCTTGTTCTTCCGAACCTCAGTCCAGTTCAAGCACAGAATCTAATACAACTGAATCTCAAACGAGCGAGACAAGCCTTTCAGAATCAGTTAACTCGTCTGAATCTGATTCATCGGAGGTTCAAGATTTGTCCGATTATCAATCTATCTTGGACGAATACACCCTAAAGTTGCAAGAAGTTACTCCTACTCTGATAGAAGAATATCGCAAAGAAGCCGCAGAAAATCAGGATGGACTCACTGGGTTAGCAACGTTATGCAACAACAAAGTCTCTGAGCTTGCCGAAATATGCAATGAGGGTGTCCAAAAGATGGCAGAAATATATTTACATCATGGTTCGGGTTCGCAAGACGAATACATGGAGTGGGGAAATAAATTGCAGGATGTTTACACGGAAGAAGCCGCAAAAATCCAACAGGAATATATGAATTCTGCAAAATAATAGATTATTTCAAATGGCGCATGATTGCGATTGGGACTTCGGTCTCGGCAGTCATGCGCCTTTTCTTTTAGGAGGTATTATGAAAAAGCTACTTGAGACGATTTACAACAAACTCGTGACCAGCTCCTATGAGTACCAGTTGTACGAAGACCTGTATTATATGAGCAAGGAAGCCATGAAAACAGACATTTCGCTCGGAGTGAAGTATCTAAAAAAGCTGTCGGTGCGTATCGAAAGCGTGATTCCCAAAATTAAAGACGATGATTTGCTGAGCTTTTATGAGCTACACAAATCTGTACTTCTTTTGGCGGCTCCTTATGATTTTGAAAGCTACCTCCTATATGTCGAATCCAATCGTGAGCCGAAGAAAAAGTTTTATCCTCCCCGGCGCAAGGTACTGAAACAGGTGGTGGACGCTCTGCAAGAGCTGGCAGACGATAAGCTGGACTTGCTTGCGGTCTCCCTTCCTCCCGGTTGCGGAAAGACCACTCTCGCTATCTTCTACCTGACTTGGCTGGCGGGTAAAATCCCCAACGAACCTATGCTGACTGGTAGCCACTCCAACGCTTTTATACGGGGAGTATATGACGAATGTCTCAGAATCCTCGACAGAGACGGTGACTACCTGTGGCGGGACGTTTTTCCGGGAGTTGGAGTCACAAACACCAACGCCAAGGACTGCCGGATTGACCTCGACAAGCGGCAGAGGTTTGAGACCTTGGAGTTCACCTCTATCGGCACAGGTAATGCGGGTCTGTATCGTGCCGCTACCCTACTCTACTGTGATGATTTGGTGTCTGGTATTGAGGTGGCACTGTCGAAAGAGCGGCTGGATAAGCTGTGGGAAACTTACACCACCGACCTTCGACAGCGTAAAATTGGAGATCACTGCAAGGAACTTCACATTGCTACCCGCTGGTCGGTGCATGATGTCATTGGGCGGCTGGAACGGGAGTATATTGATAGTGACCGGGCAAAATTCATTGTGATTCCCGCTCTTGATGAAAATGACGAGTCCAATTTTGATTACGCTTACGGTGTTGGATTCAGCACGAGATTTTATCACGAGCAGAGAAATATCATGGACGATGTAAGCTGGCGAGCGTTGTATATGAATGAACCGATTGAGCGTGAGGGACTTGTCTATTCTGAGGACGAGCTTCGGAGATATTTCGAGCTTCCTTCGGAGGACGCTGACGCAATCATTGGTATATGCGACACCAAGGACAAGGGCGCAGACTACGCATTTCTTCCTGTAGCCTATGTGTATGGGCAGGACTACTATATTGACGATTGCGTGTGCGATAACGGTCTTCCCAACATTGTGGACGCAAGGCTGACCGAGATTCTTGTGCGAGACAAGGTAAAGTCCTGCCGGTTTGAGTCCAACTCCGCAGGGCGGCGTGTCGCTGAGAAAATTCAGGAAGAAGTGAAGAAAAAAGGCGGTATTACTCACATCACCACCAAATTCACTACCGCCAACAAAGAGACGAAAATCATTGTCAACAGCGCATGGGTGAAAGAACATTGCCTGTTTAAGGACAGCTCCCTCTATCAGCGAAAGTCGGACTACGGCAAAATGATGGATATGCTGTGCTCATACACTATGGCTGGTAAGAATAAGCACGATGATGTTCCTGACGGTATGGCAATGTTGGCTGAGTACGCTCAAAGTTTGAACGGACAGAATGTAGAAGTCTTCAAGCGACCTTGGTAATTCACAATTTTCACATAGTTTTCAACATTTAGTTCGCAAAACAAGAATCATAACTTGACTTTTGCGAACAGAAGTGTTACAATATATGAGAAAAATTATAGTGTAATTTTGGCGCATGATTGCGAGTATGGCGAAAGCCCTACAAACAGTCATGCGCCTTTTCTAATTTCAGAGAAAGGAGGGACAATCTTGGGAAATGTAATCGACACTTCTAAGCCGGTGACCGAAACTCGGCAAATGAGTGGACGAAGGGTTATCAAGTCCAGCGTGAAAAAGATTACAGATGAGAACGTGGTGGAAGTTTTACAGAAAGCTCTCACCGATCACGCTTACAACCGAAGCGAGATTGACTATCTGTGGAACTACTACAAAGGCAAGCAACCCATTCTGAACCGTGTGAAAGATGTGCGTCCCGAAATCTGCAACAGAGTTGTGGAAAACCGGGCAAACGAGATTGTCTCTTTCAAGGTTGGTTATCTCTGCGGTGAGCCGATTCAATACATCGGCAGAAGTACTGAGGAGAGTGTCACCGCTGGCATTACCGCTCTAAATGAGCTGATGTTCGCAGAAGATAAAGCCACACAAGACCAAGAGATTGTCGAGTGGCAGATGATCTGTGGAACCGCCTACCGTTTGGTACTGCCCGATGAACCCGGAGAAGAAGACGAGTCTCCGTTTGAAATGTACACGCTCGACCCTCGTGATACCTTCGTTGTGTATTCCAACGAAATCGGAAATAAGCCGTTGATGGCTGTGAAGTACAGCAAGGACGAGAACGAGATTGTCCACTATTCCGTTTACACGGAGAACTATTATTGGCTCATTGACGGAGACATCATCAATCGGGCTGAGTCCAAGTCTCATGCGCTGGACATGATTCCGATTTTCGAGTACCCGGCGAACAATGCGAGACTTGGCTCGTTTGAGATTGTGCTTCCCCTTTTGGACGCAATCAACAATGTGGAGTCTAACCGCATGGACGGCGTGGAACAGTTCATTCAAGCGTTCTGGAAATTCATCGGGTGCCGTATCGAAAAAGAGAAGTTTCAAGAATTTCTTGAGGAGGGCGCAATTCTTGTACCTCCGAACGATAATGGCGGCAACATTGACGTTGACCTCGTGGTGAAGGAACTGAATCAAGGACAGACACAGACGCTCAAAGACGATCTGTACAATGCCGTTCTTACAATCTGCGGTATGCCGAATCGAAACGGCGGCAGTTCCACCTCCGATACTGGTGCGGCGGTGCTTCTGCGTGATGGCTGGTCTCTTGCGGAAGCGAGAGCGAAGGACAGTGAGCATATGTTCAAAAAGGCTGAAAAGAAAATGCTCAAGCTGGTGCTTCGTATTTGCCGAGACTTGTCCGATAACATCAACCTTCGCTTAAAGGACATCGAATTGCAGTTTACCAGACGCAATTACGAGAACATTCAGAGCAAGTCTCAGGTGCTTGTGTCCATGCTACAGCAGTCGAAAATTCACCCGTTGCTTGCGTTCCAGCATAGCGGTCTGTTTGTAGACCCTGAGAGAGCTTACACCTTGAGTATGAAATACTACGAGGAGCAACAGGAGAAGTTGGCGCAACAGCAAATGGCGGCACAAGGCAATCCCAACAATTCGGGTAATCCGAACAGTTCTGAGGAAGATGAATAATTTGAGCGATTTTCGCTTGGTTATGGTGAGGGAACACCTTAAAACGCAAAAGGGAGACAACCCTTCAAACAGAAATCAGTGTAGAGTGAACTACCTATGAAACGCAAGGAGGAAATCAGTATGAACCTTAAAGAAGTGCTTGGGGACGCTTACAAGGAGGGCATGACCTTTGAGGAGGTCGAAGCCGCTCTGGAAAAGGTGACTGTCCCGGAAGACAATTCCGCTGAGATCGAAAGGCTGAAAAACGCCCTCTCCAAGAGCAACAGCGAAGCCGCTGGGTATAAGAAACAGCTCCGGGAGAAAATGACCGAGGACGAGCAGAAAAAGCAGAAGGAACAGGAGGAGCGAGAGGAGCTTCAAAACAAGTACGACAAGCTCCTGCGTGAGTCCGTTATCGCCAAGAACAAGGCGAAGCTGGTAGCACTCGGCTATGAGGAAGCTCTTGCCGATGAAACGGCAGAAGCCATGGCTGACGGTGATTCTGACAAGGTGTTCGCCAATCAGCAGAAGCACTTGGCTTCTTTCGAGAAGAAGGTTCGTGCGGAAGCCCTTAAAGATACACCGAAACCTACTCCCGATGGGGATTCCAAGACCATGACGCTCGAAAAATTCCGTAAGCTCAATCCTACGGAGCGTCACAAGTTCTACACGGAGCACCCGGAGGAATACAAAGAACTTTATGGAGGTAACGAATAATGGCATTTACTCATACTATCTACGACAATTTCTACCTCTCCAACGAGGTGGAAGATCAGTACAATTCCCACCTTGACCTGCAACAGTTCTGTACTGTTGACAATTCTCTGGTGGGTCAGCCCGGTATGAAGCGCAAGATCAATGTCTACAAGGCTACCGATGGCACCGAGAAGCTGGCTATGGGTGCTGGCAACAGCAAGTCCATCGAGGTTTCCTACACCGAGGAGGAGTATGAAATCCTGCTGGCGCAGAACCGCTTCGAGTACTATGACGAACAGGCTATGACTGACCCCATGCTGGTGCCTGTCGGCGTTCGTCACATGGGCACCGATATGTTCAATACCGTCAACAAGGACATTTTCGCTGAGTTCAATAAGGCTACTCTGTCTGTCTCTGCCACTGACTACGGCTTCGGTACTTTCGCTGACGCTGTGGCGAAGCTCGATCTTGAGCAGATTGAGGGTGTGAGCATTTTCGGTTTCGTCAATGCGGCTGACATGGCTTCTGTGCGTAAGGCACTGAAAGACGATCTCAAGTATGTCGAAGCCTTTGCCCGTACCGGCTATGTTGGCACTGTTGCCGGTGTCAACCTGTACACCAAGAAGGACGCTGTGACCGGCACCATCATCATCGGCACTCGTGAAGCTGTAACTCTGTTCAACAAGAAGGGTGTTGAGATTGAGCAGGTGACCGCCAACAATCGTTCCGAGACTGCGGCAAACACTCGTCTGAACACCATTTTCTCCCGTAAGTATTATCTTGCGGCTCTGACTGACGCTACCAAGACTGTCAAGATTACCGTCTCCCCCGGCGTGTAATCAAAGTGTGAAGGAGGACAGATTATGTACCGAGTAATCAGCCCGTTTCGGGATTTGAAGAACAATGAACACCACTATGATGTTGGGGACTTTTACCCGGTGGAGGGCTACAAGCCGACCAAAGCTCGTATCAAAGAGCTGGCGGAGGGTAAAAACCCGCTGAACCGTGTGTTCATCGAGGAGATTGAGGAAGCTCCTGAGACC